AGTTTAAAAGATGTATTTCTTGACGATACTCCAATACTTGCTGCTACCGCTAATAGTGCTAGCCCAGTGGCTGGTGATTTTAATTTTCAAGATGTAACTTTTAAATCAAAATTTGGAACATCAAACCAAACAGCAATGAGTGGAATACCTGAAGAAAGTAGATCACCTTCAGCAGTTGCGGTAACAGTTGTAAATGCTGATGGAACTGACAGTGGTGGTTTAACTGGTGCTGTTACAAGACAAATCACCAATACAAATGTAGATGCAGTTATTGTTACGCTTACATGGCCTGTATTACAAAGATTTGAAGACAATGGCGATATAAATGGTGATAGTGTTTCATATAAAATACAACTTGAACATGATAATGGAGGTTATGTAACTAAAATTGAATCATCTGTAAGTGGAAGAACAGCAGATGCTTATGCAAGAGATCATCGTATCCAATTAACATCTGGCTATACAACTGTAAATATAAGAGTCATTAGAGATACTGCTGATAGCTCTCAATCAACAGTTCAAAACGCTTTTGAATTTACGAGTTTTCAAGAGGTTATTGATAATCCTTCTACATATCCAAACAGTGCTTATCTTGCCCTACGGTTTGATAGTAAGCAATTTAATAGAATCCCAGCCAGAAAATATCGTATCCGTGGAGTCAAAGTAAGAATACCTGGCGCTGGGGCTTCTAATTCTGGAACTCCCACTGTAGATTTACAAACAGGAAGAATTATTTATCCAAGTGGCTATATATTTAATGGAACAATGGGTGCTGCTGTCTACACAAATTGCCCTGCAATGTGCCTTCTGGATCTTTTGACAAACAGCAGATATGGTTTTGGCGATAATATAAATGATAGTAATTTAGATCTATTTAGTTTTGTAGCAGCTAGTAAATATTCAAACGAACTTGTTGATGATATAACAGGTGCTGGTACAAAAGAAGCAAGATTTAGCTGTAATATAAATATTCAAAGTCCTAGACAAGCATTTGACGCAATTAATGCTCTTTCTGGTGTTATGAGATGTATGCCAATATGGTCTTCTGGCAGTGTAACCATATCTCAAGATAAGCCATTATCACCAAGTTATTTATTTAATTTGTCAAATGTAACCGAACAAGGTTTTAGCTACTCAGGTAGCAGTTTAAAACAAAGACATTCAATATTTTCTGTAGCTTATTTTAATATGGATTCTAAAGAAGTAGATTTTGAAGTTGTTGGAGATAGTGATAATTCAGATGATGTTATAAGAAGACAAAAGTTAGGAACTTCTATTAAAAAAGTAAGCGCATTTGCGTGTACTTCTCGTGGTCAAGCAGCTAGGCTTGGAAGAGCAATGATGTTTGCAGAAGAATTGCAGTCAGAAATTATAAGTTTTAGTACATCAATAGATGCTGGAGCAGTTGTAAGACCCGGTGCGCTTATAGAAGTAAATGATCCTGTTCGTGCAGGGGTAAGAAGAGGCGGTCGTATTGTTGCTGCTACAACAAGCACTATAACTATTGACGCAGAATCTTCTACAAGTCTTACAACAACTGATTCCAATGGAAATATTAACTCAGCGCCAGGTTTAACTAATTCTCCAACAATTTCTGTAATTCTTTCTGATGGAACTGTTGAAACAAAATCTATAAATGCTAATTCATCAGGTGTTTTAACATTAAGTTCAGCTTTGTCAGCCGTACCAAATGTAAACTCACCTTTCCTTATATCAAGTACTACACTTCAAACACAGCAATTCAGAGTTCTTCAAGTTGAAGAAAAAGATAATATTAATTATGCAATTACTGCAATAGCTCATTTTAATCGTAAATATGATTTTATTGAAAATGGTATTCCGCTACCTTCTAGAACTATTTCATTACTTAATCAGCCTGCTGCACCTCCAAGTGCTTTAACAATATCTGAAAAAACAATTGTTATAAATAATATTGCAAGAAGTAAATTAATTGTAGATTGGCAGCCAGTACAAGGAGTTACACAATATCAAGTAAATTATAAATACAAAGATGGAAACTATGTTTCTCAAGTTGTTTTTAGTAGTGATTTTGAGCTTTTAGATACTCCAGTTGGTGAGTATACATTTCAAGTCTTTTCTTATAATGCGGCTCTAAATATCTCAGCTAATTCTACTAGTAAAACTTTTAATGCTGTTGGTAAAACAGCTTTACCTGATAATCCTACTGGTTTAACAATTGAGCCTGTTAATGAGGAGTTTGTAAGATTAAGATTTAATCAATCAACTGCAATTGATGTTCTTCATGGAGGTCGGGTTTATCTTAGACATACTAATCAAACTGGAGGTTCTGCAACTTTCCAAACAGCCCAAGATGTAATTGAGGCTGTGGCTGGAAGTGCTACTGAAGCGATATGTCCAGCTTTAGAAGGAACTTATTTAGTTAAATTTCAAGATGATGGTGGAAGGTTTAGCGCAACAGCAGCAACAGTTAGCCTTTCTACAGTACAACTTGTAGATTCAATAATTGTTAAAACTGACAGAGAAGATACAGATAGTACTCCATTTAATGGAACAAAAACAAATGTTGTATATGACTCTAGTTTGGGAGGATTAAAACTTACAAATCCAGCAACAAATGCTACTGGTACTTATGATTTTGTAGAAACTTTAGATTTAGAAGGTATTTTTTCTCTTCAAATGAAAAGATATTTTCAAGGTGTTGGTTTTTATACTGGAGATCAGTTTGATAATAGAACAGAATTAATTGATACTTGGTTAGATTTTGATGGAAGTATTGCAGAAAATGCAAACGCTAAATTATCCGTAAGAACGACAAACGACACAGGTGGATCGCCTACCTATACTGATTTTAATGATATAGCTAATGGTGCATTCAGAGGAAGACAATTTCAATTTAGAGCCACACTTGAGACTTCTGATTCTGCTCAAAATATAAATTTACAACAGTTAGGATATACAGCGACAATGTCATCAAGAACTGAGCAATCTGCTGTGATAGCATCTGGATCGGCAGCAAAGTCAGTTACTTTTGCAGCAGCTTTTTTTGTAGGAACTTCTGGTTTAGGTAATTTAAATAACTTTTTACCAGCAGTCAGTATTTCTCCACAAAATATGGCAACAGGAGATTATTATGAAATAACAAATGTGTCAGGAACAGGCTTTACAGTTCACTTTAAAAACTCAAGTAATGCTAGTATTAATAGGAACTTTACTTATACGGCTGTTGGTTTTGGTAAAGGAGGTTAACATGGAGGAAAATAGTATTTAACTGTGGCTGACGTTACAAATTACACCATTGAAAACGCCTCTGGGGCGAACGTGAGAACTGATCTTAATAATGTTTTTGGTGCGATCCAATCAAATAATTCTAAATCTACTGATTTAGCTACAAGTCAGTGTGTAGCTGGTATGACTTTTCTAAATACCACTACAAATATTTTAAAAATAAGAAATTCAAGTAATGGTGCATTTACTGAGATAGGAAACATTAATACTGCAAATTTAGGTTTATTACCAGCTACAGGAGGCACTATGACAGGTGCTTTATTAGGACATGATGGTTCTAATGCTGCTGCCCCTGCCTTTAGTTTTGATACAGATACAGACTTGGGATTATTTAGAAATGCTTCCAATGTAATGGGTTTTAGCTCTGGTGGTACTGAGCAAATGATATTTAGTGCTAATGGTATCAGTCTGCGAACACAGAATGAGATTAGATTTGAAGATGCAGGCGGTGGTCAATATGTTGGTTTAAAATCATCAGCAACAGTTTCAAGCAGTTTTACTCTTAGCTTGCCAGCAGCAGATGGAAGTAGTGGTCAATTTCTTAAAACAGATGGTAGTGGTAATCTAAGTTTTGGTTCTATAAGTCAAAGCATTACTTTAGGAACAACGTCAATCAGCACCGGCACTCAAGCTACTTCTGTAACAGGCTTATCTAGTGTTACATCAACAGATGTAAACTCAACCACTACAAAAGCAACAACAATAAAAACAAACGCATCAAATAGAGTTGCACCTGTAATTCAAAATTCAAGTGGTACTGAAATAGCAAAGTTATGTAAAGCTTTTGTAAATTTTAATGGACAGGGATCAGGATCAACTAGAACAATCAGAGATGATTTTAACGTAACCTCTGTCGATGATCTTGCAGTAGGCTTTTATCAAGTTAATTTTGCAAATAATATGGCTGATGCAAATTATTCGGCACTTGTGACAGGCGATGTGAGATCTCCTAATAATCGTCTTACTGGTACTGATTGCAATGACTACACAACATCAAGTTTTAGAATATCTAGCGCAGATGTTACTTCACAATTCGGTAGTGGTAGAGCAGATACAAAAGTTGTAACTGTTGCAGTTTTTGGTACTACTTAGTTAATATAGAAAGAAGAGGGATTTATTTATGGCAAATTCAGATTATAGAATTATTTATCAAAGAGATATTGAGGGATATAGTGGAGGTATTTGCATTGTAGTTCCTACAGATAATGAAATTAATCCATCTACAGGCAATGTGTTTACAGTTGAAGAAATAGCAAAAAAAGATGTGCCAACTGGCAAGAAATATAAGATAATACCTGTAGCTGATGTTCCAACTGATAGGTCATTCAGAGATTCT